GCCAGCTCCACCACCGCCTGCCACAACCAGATATTGCACGCTTGGCGGGGCCGGTAGCGGCGTCTGAGTCGCAAGACAGATTTGGTGGACTGCGGCCATTAGGAGACGCTTCCCGAAACCACGCAGGCAGTACCGCTGACAAACAGAATAGAGGCTACACCTCTGGAGGCCAGAGTGATGGTCGCTTTATCTGTGTCCGTGCCAGAAATGTACGCTGTCGTGATCGTACAGGTGATCGTGATCCCTGCCGACGTGTTGTTGTACAGCGTGACAACATCGCCGTTGGAAAACACAGAGTTGGGAATCTCAATAGACCCGCCGGTCCCCACGCCAATGTACTTACCAACATCTCCAGAGACAAGCGTATAGGAAGTGGTTTTGTCGGAACCAGACTGAGGAATAGTCGTCGGCCCGGTAGGTCCGGTTGGGCCGGTGAGGCCCGTAGGTCCAGTAGGTCCGCCAGCGCCGGTGTCACCAGTGGGTCCCGTAGGACCCGTAAGCCCCGTGTCACCAGTTGGGCCAGTAGGACCGCCTGCCCCCGTATCGCCCGTCGGACCCGTGGGCCCAGTCAACCCAATAGACCCCGTTGGCCCGGTCGGACCACCCGCGCCAGTGTCTCCCGTAGGTCCTGTTGGGCCTACCGTACCCGCCGCACCTGTGGGTCCGGTCGGCCCACCTGCCCCGGTGTCTCCGGTAGGTCCTGTCGGCCCTACGCCACCAGTCGGACCCGTAGGGCCACCAGCAGGACCGGTAGCTCCAGTCGGGCCAGTCGGACCATACGCAGCAGTGGTGGCTTCCCAGCCCTCACCGTTCCAAAGCCAAGTTCTGCCTCCATAAGCGTAGGTTTGGCCTATGGTCGGAGAGGATGGGAAATCAATCGCCATGAGTGGCCTCGGTCACGGTCAGGAGTTTGGTGGATACTAACATATTGGGCAGAAACCTCCACCACGACCAATGGTTTCTCGCTAGAACGTGATGCTGCCTGAGCCTGTCCAACGGTAAATGCGATACCCGCCAGAAACAGTAATTGTAGGCGACCCGGTTGTTGCTGTCGCGGCAGAATAAGTGTCGGCATACCGAATAATAACCACCCCAGAGCCGCCACTTCCACTATTGGCCCCGCCGCCACCACCGGTATTTGCCGTGCCGGAACCACCATTTGTGCCGCCACCGCCAGAGCCGCCTGATCCAGCGCCATCAGAGGTGGAGCCGTTTCCGCCACCGCCACCCGCGTAAGTTACGGATGAGCCAGTGATGCTAGACGATGACCCGTTACCACCGTTACCCCCGCCGCCGCCGCTATCCGTTCCACTCCCGCCTGCGCCACCACCGCCGCCGCCGGTGCGGTACGTTTCATCATCGCTCCCGCCACGCCCTCCACTATTACCTTGTCCTGACGTTCCCGGAGAACCATTCGCCTCTCCGCTGCCATTACCAAGAAATCCGCCGCCGCCGGACCCGCCAGTATCACCAGTATAATCGTTTGATGAGCCTCCATAACCGCCACCAAGACTTGTTATGGAACTGAAGACAGAATTTGAACCATTAGAGGGGCTTCCGGTGCTACCGCTTCCACCAGCGCCAACAGTAACGGTGATCGCAGAGCCGCTTGTTACAGCAAACCCAGAGGCAGTTCTATAACCGCCCGCGCCACCGCCGCCATATCCGGCTCCACCACCACCCGCCACAACGAGGTATTCAACCGTAGGAGGAGGATTGCCGGTTATTCTTGCAAAGCCCAATGCTCTGGCAGATGCTACGCCTCGCGTGACGATAGTGGGCATATTTGCACCTCACGCAAATTTAGTCTGCGAAGCAAAGACAGAGAACGTGGCGCTTCCCGTCTTGATGATCGTGTAAGTGTAGATGTCTACCGATGACGTATTACCGCTCGTTGGCGCGGTGCCGCCCTGCCACTTTGGAGTGACAGACGAGCCATCCACCTGCACAGCCGTATTGTAGTAAGCAGGCGAACCGTTGGTCACGAGAAACACTGCGGTAATCATCTGGCCGGTTGACATCAGAGTGTCCAGCGATGTGCCAGACGAACCTCTGAAATTGACCGTAAAGTTGCCGGATGAGTTGGTGGTGTAGAAAAGGGCGTTCTGCGTGGTCACGTCGTAGTTGATCGTGCCGGTTGCCGCAGTAGCGGAAACCGTGATGCTTTCTGCCACGTCAGTGAGAACCGCCGCCAAAGCGGAGGACGTGCCCGTGAAGCTCTGAGTGCCGGTAAACGTGTTGTTCGCCGTGGTAACGGGGATATTAGCCCCCGCCAGAGTGGTGGCCCCCGTCCCGCCTTTAGACGGCTGCAAAACGCCAGACGTGTTAGCGCCCGGAGCAAGATTGGATAGGTCGCGGGGGATCGTCATTGATCTCTCCTTAAAGAACTAGCTACTCAGCCGACCTGCGCCCGAATAACGTCAAGCATGATCTGCGCCTTTTTCTGTTCCGCCTTTTCAGACGCCAGAAGGCTCTGCAACTGATCTTTGAACGCGGAAAGATCAGACTGTTCCTGCGCGGACATGGCGGCAATACGCTCAAGAGCCAGCGTGTAGTTATCAATGTTAATCTGATAATGCAGGACTTCCTGCTCACGCGCCTCAAGAGCAGTTACAAGGATCGCGGATCGCGCGGCTACAGTGTCAACCATTTCAGTCTCCCGATTGTAGAGTTAAGCTGTGCCAAATGACACGCTAGTGCCAGTGCTGGGTGGAAGTGTAGAAGGATTAGCGTACTTAGTTCCAAAACCGGTTGCGTTGGACCAAGGATAAGCGGTGACAAATGGCGTAGTGCCGTGGGCAACCGCAATGGCCGTACCGGCTGCGTTAAACGTCACGCCAAAACCCTCGCCAGTAGGGAGGGTGGCGGGGTTTGAATACTTGGTTCCGAATCCGCTGCCAGACCACGCATAGGCTGAGACAAAAGTGTTTGTTCCATGTCCTACCGCCACAACAGTGCTAGTTGGGTTAAATGCAACGCTATCACCCGTTCCTGTCGGCAAAGTTGAAGGATTGGCATACTTAGTTCCGAATCCGCCACCCGACCAAGGATAGGCCGTGATAAAGGGCGTCGTAGTATGAGCAACTGCCACATGAGAGCCGTTCGGCGCAAACGCAACGCCATTTCCGGTTCCTGTTGGCAAAGTAGCTGGGTCCGCAAATTTTGACCCAAAACCGCTCCCGGAAAAGGCATATATGGAGATAAACGGCGAAGCGTTATGAGAAACCGCAAGTGCAGCATCGCTAGGACTAAAAGCTACGCCATTACCGGTTCCTGTCGGCAACGTAGACGGATTGGCGTATTTTGTTCCAAAACCAGCAGAAGACCACGGATAAGCGGTGATATATGGCGTTGCACCATGTGAAACAGCTATCGCGGAGCTATTAGAGTTAAAGTCAACGCCGTTGCCTAAGCCTGTTGGCAGAGTAGCTGGATTGGCATATTTGGCTCCAAACCCACCAGCTGACCAAGGATACACGCTTAAAAATGGGGTTGTTGCATGAGCTACAGCCAACACAGTTGAGTTGTGGTTGTAAGCAACGCCCACGCCTGTGCTTGCAGGCAGCGTAGCAGGATTTGCATATTTTGAGCCAAATCCACTCGCAGTGAAAGCATAGACGCTCACAAACGGCGTCAAACCGTGTGAGAGAGCTAAAAAACCACCCGCAGACAGGGTTGCAAACCCAAATCCTCTAGCTGATCCTGCGGCAAAGCTGATTGCGGTGGGCATGGAGCTACCTCACGCAAACTTAGTCTGAGAAGCCAACACGGTAAACGTAGCAGAGCCAGTCTTGATGATTGTGTATGTGTACGCATCAATGCTGGAAGCGTTGCCAGATGTCCATGCGGTGCCGCCCTGATATTTCGGCGTAACGGACGAGCCATCAATTTGAACGGCGCTGTTGTAGTAAGCAGTCGGCCCATTGGTAGCGAGGAAGACGACCGTGATGGTCTGCCCAGTTGCCATAGCCGTGTCCAGACTGGTCCCGCTGCTGGCGCGGAAATTCATCGTCCAATTAGCCGCAGCGTTAACCGTATAGTAGAGAATGGATTGGGTCGTCACGTCATAGGTGATCGTGCCTGTTGCTGACGTGGCGGAAACAGTTGTCGCCTCCACCATGTTTGTCACAACCAGACCAAGCGCCGACGTAGTGCCGGTGATAGTCACCTTATTGGCAAACGTGGCAGACTGATCCGTTCCCAACGTCAGCGCCGTAGTGCCGTTATTGGTCTGAAGCTGAAGCACGCCAGAAGCGTCGCCTGTGGAAATCAGGCCGCTTGAAGCTCCATTAGAGGCGTTGATCGTTGAAGGCATCTTAGACCTCGTAAGTTACCTCAACCCACGTTTGGTAGGTTGGAGAACCCGTAGATGATTCATCCCAATAATATGAATTGCCATCATTCGGGTACGGAATAGGTGCCTGCCACTGGCAAGTTTCTTCATTGAGAACCCATGAGGGGTAAGGCTTTGGCGGAATAAAGGCGTTCCTTACCGCGTCAAATGAAAACCCAATCCCAGCGTAGTTTTTGCGGAAATTGGCATTATAGCTGGTTTGCGCCCAAAGAGTTTCAGGGCCAAAAAGCGACTGACAAAACGCAATACCTTTAGCCTCGCTCTCAACTCCTTGCTCGTCCAACAATTCATTGTTGTTTACAACAATTACCTGAAGAACGACGCTGCTAGGGTCCAGTTGTGCAAAGTGAGCCATTCTATCCCCTCACGCAATGTAAATGCGGCCATCATTGCCGTTGGTGTCTTGAGAAGTTGATCCTGCGCCTGAAGTCCCGCGCTGCGCGTCAGAGCTGTTTCCGGGCGTTGCGTAGTTGCCAGTATACAAGGTACTGCTCGTAACGTAAGTGTTGTTTACGTATCCAGAGCCGCCGCCGCCGCCTGCGTAGTTAGTGCTAATTGGACTGCTAAAAGTACCGCCAGCGCCGCCACCAAAATAACCACCACCGCCGCCGCCATTATAGCTGCCGCCGGTTCCGTCACCACCCTGTAGCGCCGACCCATTAGAGGCCGATCCGCTGCCGCTAGGTCCGCCTGCGGATTGCGTCCCTTGATTGTTTACATCACCCGCCGCAGAACCCCCATAACCTGACTGACCGCTACTGCCGCCACCCGCACCACCATTGCCCTGATTGGTGCCAAAAGAATATCCATTTCCGCCGCCGCCGCCTGCCATAAGGACGGCGTTGCCTTGGGTTTTGGAATTGCGGAAAATGCCAGTGTAACCAGCGCCGCCGCCTGCGTTTTGCGAGCTTCCTTTGCCGGGTCCACCACCGTTGAAAGCTGCCGCAGACGGATTACCGTACTGACCACCTTGGCCTACAGACAAAAGGTGCGTTGTTGAACCGGTAAAAGAAACCGTTCCCGTGGCAGCGCCACCGCCACCGCCCGTAGCTCCAGTGTTATTGCCTCGCCCGCCGCCGCCGCCCCACATTTTTACCGTGGCAGAAAAGGTGCCGGTCGGCACAATTGTCCAGTCCCCATACGCAGAGAGCGTCAACGGCCCGTCAGTGTCCAAGTTCCATGTAGATTTCCCCGCTACAGCCGGGGAGATCGTAAAAGACCTCACCGCCGCTGCGGTAGAAGAAGAAAACTGCATGTTTTTGGCGGCAAACATTACGGCGTATACCCCTGAACGTAAGTGCCATACCAGTTGGTTCCGTCAGAGATGAACGTCAAAATGTCCATCTTACCAGCGGTAGCGGTGATCGTCGGTGCGCCAGCCGTGGGCCATTTTACACCAGTGAAAGTCGCTGTGCCATTACCTGTGCTGGCGGCTTGCTTGAGAAGCAGGACAAATGATTTACCAGCCGTGGCGGTCGGCATTGTGAACGTGCAGGCCGTAGAGGCAGTAAGGGTCGCCGTGATGACCGTGCCAGCCGAGATCGCAATCGTCGCAGAACTTGTCACAGTACCAAGGGCGACCACGGTTTCCGTGTACGCGCTAACGGTTGGATTGGTCAGCGTCGGGCTAGAAAGAGTGGCACTAGAGATGGTAGACGAGAAGCCGGGCGCGCTGGAGCCATTGGAGACAAGCACCTGACCAGAGGTTCCGGCACCTGTGAAGGCAACATTAGCGCCATCGCCATAGCCAACCCCGCCAGCGGTAGGGGTGTTGCTGCCAACTATCGTTACAGGCATTTCTTACTCCTAGAACGTAATGGAACCGCTACCGGTCCAGCGATAAATGCGGAAGCCGCCAGAAACAGTGATTGTTGGGGAGCCTGTTGTTGATGTCGCGGCTGAGTATGTGTCAGCATAACGGACAATTACGACGCCCGATCCACCCGCCCCGGCGGCGACATCACTTCCGCCCCCAGCACCGCCGCCACCGCCGGTATTAGCTGTCCCGGCCTGACCTACAGTAGTTGCCCTTCCGCCATCTCCTCCACCACCAGAGCCACCGCTCCCCGCGCTTCCGGCATTAGCGCCACCGCCGCCACCACCTGCATAATTAACAGAAGCGCCACTTATAGAAGAAGAAACCCCAGAACCACCTGATCCTGCCTGATTAGAGGAAGCACTTCCTCCATTCCCATTCTTGCCGCCGCCGCCGCCGCCGTTTTCATCGGAACCGCCTCCATCATAAGGGTTCCCACCATTATTACCTTCCCCGCTTGTTCCAACGCCCCCTGACGACCCTGCTGATCCAGCTCCACCACCCGATCCACCAGCAAGCCCATTCGCGTTTGAGCCACTACGGCCAGCACCGCCGCCGCCGCCACCCGTGGATGTAATTGTACTAAAAACAGAATTACTGCCGCTTGAGCCTCTACCTAAGCTTGCGCCAATTGCCCCACCCGCGCCTACAGTAACGGTTATTGCTGAACCAGATGAAACAGCAAACCCGGACGCTGTTCTCATGCCTCCAGCGCCGCCGCCACCGCCAGCGTTTCCTCCACCGGCCCCACCACCTGCAACAACCAAATACTCTACTGTTGGCGGGGCATTTCCTGCATTGCCAAATTGACTACCAAGAAGAGCGAGGTGGATGCCGCTCACGAGACGTTCCCCGTAATCACGCAGACCGTGCCAGAGATGAACAGAATGGTGCAGACACCTCTCGTGGCGAGGGAAACGGTCGCCTTGTCAGCGTCCGTGCCGCCAATGTAGGCCGTGGTGATCGTGCAAGTGATCGTAATGCTGCCAGACGTGTTGTTGAACACCGACACCACGTCACCCGTTGAAAACGTCGCGTCAGGGATAACAATGCTGCCGCCGGTGCTGACCTGAATGAACTCACCCACGTCACCGGTAGCCAGCGTATAGCTGCTGGTCTTAGCCGATCCAGACTGAGGAATAGCGCGCAGTTTACCAGCCGAATCCGACACGACGCCCGTAAAGTTTGCCGCCTGTGCGCTGGTTAACGTCAGCGCAGTCGTGGTGCCATTAGTCTGGAAAACCAGATTGCCGGTCGTGTCGCCCGTGCTTTGCAGGGCGGTTGTGCCAGTGGTTCCCGCAGCAATCGTACTCATCAGATCACCACCCAGCGCTGTCCCGAGGAAATCGTCACTGTCGCCCCGCTGCCAATCGTGATCGGGCCGACAGAGATGCCATTGTAAGAAGTGGGCATCGTGTAGTTAGCCGAGATCGTTGTGTAGTTAAGAATGATCGCGTCGTTAGCCACCAGCGGCGAGAAGCCAGTGGGGCCGCTCGCGCCCGTAGGACCAGTCGGGCCAATCGGGCCAGCGCCGAACGTGTTCACAGAGATGGCGACAAACTCAACAATATCGCCAGCCGTACACGCCGTGGCAAGGACAACATCCGTGCCCGTGGTGGCCGTATAGTCAGAGCCATTTAGGAATACGCCGTTAACGTAGACCTCAATGTAGCCCACGGTATACGTGACCGAGAACGTCGTCTGACCGCCGGTAGCCGTGAAGGATGTGCGGGTGTAGGACGCAACGCCAGTCGGGCCAGTAGGACCCGTGGGACCAGCCGTTCCGGCTGTACCGGTCGGGCCAGTCGGACCCGCTACAGTAGAAGCGGCTCCCGTAGGGCCAGTGGGTCCAATATCACCCGTTGGGCCCGTGGGGCCAGCAACACCCGCAGTTCCAGTTGGCCCGGTCGGGCCGTCAACGCCCGCAGTGCCAGTTGGACCAGTCGGACCAGCGACACCAGTGGGCCCTGTGGGGCCGTCAATACCATTAGCGCCCGTTGGGCCGGTAGGTCCAGCCACGCCCGTAGGGCCAGTAGGCCCATCAATGCCGTTGGCTCCCGTGGGGCCTGTAGGACCAGATGCGCCCGCTACGCCGGTGGGTCCTGTGGGGCCATCAATGCCTGCGCTGCCGGTAGCGCCTGTAGGACCGGTCGGGCCAGTAGCTCCCGCGCCCGTGGGGCCGGTAGGACCAACTTGCAGGTACATGACCTGCATAACGCTGACAATGAGAGACGGGATGGCCGGATTAAGCGCCCCAATCGGCTCATGCTCAAGGATGATGGAGGCGTTGTCCGTCATCCATATCAGTTCAACGTAGTCGCCCGCTACGAACGTATCCAGATAATCCCATGCCGCCACAACATACGGCGCATTGCTTGGAACCGTCAGTTTGGTGTCAGAGCTTGGAATGTCCACACCGTTCTTGCGGAACCAGATGTTGACCGTCTGCCCAGAGCCGCCGCCGCCCGTGTTGTGGAATTGAGCGGAGAACTGAATGTCAAACGTGCCGCCCGCAGCAAACGTAATCCGCGAGTTTGACACGATAGAGATGTTAGTCGCGCCCGCTGTGTTGTTCAGCGTCATCGGCGTCGGTGTGTTTACCGTCGCCGTCTGGTCAACGTCACTGAAGAACGAGCCATAGCTGGCAAGCGCGCCGCCGGGGCCGGTGGGGCCAACTGCGCCAGTAGCACCGGTAGGTCCGGTCGGACCAGCCACAGTAGAAGCCGCGCCAGTGGGTCCGGTTGGACCTCCAGAGCCGGTAGGGCCGGAAACGCCTGTCGGGCCGGTAGGTCCAGTGGGACCAGCCACCGTAGAAGCCGCACCCGTAGGTCCAGTCGGGCCAGAAACGCCGGTTGGACCCGTGGGACCCGTGGAGCCAACCGATCCGGTCGGGCCAGTAGGGCCAACAGCACCGGTCGCTCCAGTGGGGCCAGTCGCACCCGTAGGACCGCTTGGCCCAATGAAGCCAGAGGTGTTGATCTCCACCCACTGCGCGCCGCTGGCATCAGAAATCCATGTGTACTCGATACCAGAATCAGTATCGAGCCAACGGTCGCCAACCACCGGGCTTAGTGGGGGAGTAGGTGATTCCGTATAGCTCGTGCCGCCGCTGGGGCCAGTCGCGCCCGTAGGGCCGGTAGCACCCCCAACGCCCGTAGGACCGGTCGGGCCATTGTTACCAGTCGGGCCGGTCGGGCCAGCCTGACCAACAATTAGAGCTAAGAACAGCGGAAGGCCGAAAGAAAATCCAGTGGTTCCCGTGCCGCCAGACGAGAAAAGGCTGACAGGATAGGTCCAATAAGCAGTTGGGGAGCCGGGGTTAACTGAAGTCGGCGCACCAGTAATCGTGAACGTCTGATAGTTGGCGCTGGCCGATTGGTCTTGAACAATAATTCTCTCGCCAATCGTCAGCAGCGAGAGAAAAATATCTACGTCAATGCCGTTATCGGTCAGATGGCTGATGTTAAGCTGCGTGGCCGACGTTTGGGTAGCGTTATTCCAGAGGATATATCCATCACCCGGATAGCCGCTGGTGGAAGCCGTATTAGCTTGAAACAGAAACAAGCTGGTTGAGTTGCCGGGGGTTCCGGTAGGACCAGTTGCCCCAGTTGGGCCGGTCGGGCCAGTCACGCCCGTGGGGCCGGTCGGACCAACAGCACCCGTAGGGCCCGTGGGGCCAACACCCTGCAAATCAGCAATTTGTTGAGTCGTAGCGCGGACGGATACGCCGGACTGAACAAGTTCCATCTCCTCCGTGCCATTCAGAGACACGGCAACGGGAAGGTTTGGAATCTGGATGTTAGCCATTTAACGGACCCGTCTTCGGAACTTGGTTGAAATTATACGGCAAGCCGGGGTCATTGCCACCAATATCGTCAGGCACAAATAGGCTCGTGCCCGGCTCTTCATTGAGGCCAAACGGGGGCTCGCCAGTGGTCTGGGTGACGCGGTTCTGGCTGCTCTGAGTGATTCGGTTCTGGGTGTTGCCCATGGGCAGGCCGGTAATGGGATCAATGTTGATCGCCACCGAGCCAGCGTGCGTCATGCTCCCCGTGGCATTGCTGGCAAATGACACCGTGTACGACCCAGAGTTGCTGGAGGCCGTGACAACATAGGTGCCATTGTACGTGGCGGGCTCCATGCCAGACACCACAATAGTGCTGCCAACGGTAATTGGAGTCAGAGACAACGGCACTGGGAACGTCAGCGTGGCGACAGAACCCGTGCCAGAGGCCGCAGAGACCTGCAAAACCTGACTGGATGTATAGCGGTTATTGGTTTCCGCCGTGACATAATCCTGAATACGGGCGTTCATGATGGGCGTTGGATCAGCCGGAATGATGATGTTCCGAAGCTGATTCTGAGGCACATCAAGGCACGTCTCGCATACCAAGATGCGGATGTTCATCAGGGCAGCGCCACGATAGTCAAACTGCCACTGAAGCTCATGGTGATTATACAAAAAGCCACAGCGGTCGCAGATGCCAAAGGCACGCGGGTTGGTAGAGCTTACCGATGCGCGACCGTGTGGCCTCACCTAAAGTACCCCTGAATTTGCGGAGAGATGTACTGAGAGACGTACTCAGTGTTCTGATCCGCAGCGATTTGATACGCCTCGTCAGCAAACGGCTTCATGATCTGGACCTTTTCAGGCGACCAGACCTGCGCTAGCCTCGTGGCAAGACCGTAAGCAAACGCCTCCAGCCACAGATACGGGATTTCAACCGTCTGACCCGCCGTGTAATTGGCATCCTGAAGACGCCTGACACGGTAGTACTTCAGCGTGGTTGCCTCGCCGCCATCTGGCACGGGCCAAAGCGTAATCGTGGGATCAAGCAGGCGATCAAACCAATACGTGGTTGGAAAGCCCTGCTGTTCTTTATTGGGATAGGACGCATATTCCGTGCGCGAGATCGGCAAAATAATACGGTCAGTATTAGAATTACCCTGCGCAATCGTGATGTAAGCGTCCAAGATCATGACGGTGTCGGCAGGCACGTTATAAGTAGACGTGCCCTGAACCAGCGGAACCGTTTCAAGATCAACAGCCCAAAGATTTACGCCTTGGTTAGACCACCTCGCCAGAAGCAGGTTGGTCGCCATGCGGGCCGTCTGCATATGTTCCTGCACGAGCGACGTGTTGCGCAAACCGATCAGGTTGTACGCATACAGGGTCAGCTCGCCCAAAGACGGATTGAACGTGTACGTCCCGCTGGTTGTCATCCGGCTCTCCTATTAGGCGGGGCCAGCCTGAACGACTTTAAGTTCCACAGTGCCCGTCTGACCGGTCGCCATGTAGATGCTGATGGCGCGGCAAGGAATGGTCATGCCAACAGCGGTGTCCGCCGTGACACCGGAAAGACCGGTGACGCTGAACCACAGAGCCGTGTCCTTGTCATAGCCGACAGCATTAGGATCATCCAAGGAGTACTGGATGCTGAACGTGGGCGTGCCAGCCGTGATATTTGCCGCCAGACCAAGGTTGAAAGGCGTCTGGAAGTCATCAACAGCAATAACCTCGCTGCGGCCTTCATCGGTCAGAGAAATAGTGCGGTACTGCATTTCAGCTTTCCTTTTTCACGCCGGATGGAGATACAGGCCAAGATTTCCTAGCGGGGCCAGTTTTCTTCTTAGCCATTGTCTCCTTCTGCGAGCTACTCATTGATTTGGCAGCAGCGGCAGGGCGACATGCCGGGTATGGCCTTTTGCCCTTTTCACCGGGAATCCTACCACATTCCTCACCAGTTTTCACATCACGCCAGTCTTCTGCGAACCATTTTCCAAGTCCGCCGCCAGACGCTTTGTTAACTCGGTTGTCATCACCGGACCATTTACCTCCATGCTGCTTGTACCACTTGGATGCCCAAGCATTGGCATAAGCAGACGGGTAAACGTCAAACTTGGCTCTGGCAGCAGCCTTGGCGCGGCCCCAAAGACCGGAGTTTTGTGGCTTTGACGCCATGTCAGCAATCCCACTTACGGAGGGCTTTGTTGATACGGCTGTCAGGATCGGCAGCTTTAGCCGAGCCAGTCAGCTTGCGCTTCATGCCGGTCATCCGGGCGCAGAAGCTATCTTTGCGGGAGCCGCCTTCTGGCTGGGGCCGCTTAATGTCATGGCCTTGGGCGCGGAGAGACGCGCGGCCCTTCTCATTCAAACCGCCTTCAGGGTTCTTGCCTTCTTTGCGTGTCCATGCGCCGGGCATCGTATCCTCCTAGTAAAACGGGGGCGCAATGGCCCCCGTTTCCCACTACTGAATGGGAGCTTTACTCAGTAATGGGAGCTTGCCTTGCGGGGCGAGCCCGAAGCGGCAGACGAGAACACACCGCCGCCAGCCTTACGGGGCTTGCGACCAGCGTTCATCTTAGCAGCCTCGCCATGGACCTTGCCCATAGCCTTGCCACCCTTCTTGAAGCCGTTGGTGCCGCCCTTGGCTTCCTTCACGACTTCCGAGTTAGCGCCAGCGTACACATCGGTCGGCGCGCTGTTCTTCATCACAACGCCACCGGTCTTGCGAGCATTACGACCCTTCATGATAGCCTCCAATGGCTAGTTTACGCCGTCAGGTTGCGCGCCTGAACGTAGGTAACAGTGATAACGCCGACGCCAGCGCCGGTGTTGGTGGAAGTCACAGCGATCTTGCGATCCGTGGTGCCAACGTCATTCCAGTTGCCAGCGCGGGTAGCGTCGGTGCCCGGAGTCGCCGAAAGCGGGCCAACAGCAACGCCGTCAAGCGCGCCAGCAGCCGTCAGGAACGTAGCCGAAGCCGTCGTGCCAACGCCAAAAGTCGTGGCAACGCCATCCCAAGCAGTCGTCACCATGACGCTGATGGAAAGAATCTGGCTGTTGGCGGGGATCACAATGGAGGTCGCGCCCGAAGCCTGCGTAACAGCCGAAGACTGAGCCATCACCACATAGCCGACGTTAGTAACGTCCGAGCCAAGAGTGGTGCCGCTCGTGTTCAGGATGTTACCGGCCTTGATCGGACCAGTAAACGTAGTAGCGCCCATAAGGCCCTCCTGCACGATGCGATCTTGTAGTCTGTGCAGCGTCCGCTAGGCCGGTCTACAAGATCAATTAGCCTAGATGAAAGGCGGGAGCCGTAGCCCCCGCCCTGTCAAAATTACGACGGGATAGCGCCGTAGATGGAACGCCAGTTGTAGTAGCCGAAGCTATAACGCTCGTAACCCTTAACCAGAAGGTTATCGGTCACAAAGTCAACCTGCATATCCGTCTCAAACTTGACACGCTCCATGTAGGAGAGGCCGTCAATGTTGGTGAGAAGGAACCAAGCCGACGCCGACGTGAGGAAGTCGTTGACCATGTAACCTTCCGGCAGGCCACCGGCGGTCATCATGATCGCGTTCACGTCGTTGTCCGCAGTACCCGGACGCAGTTCCGTCTTGGTAAGGCGGATAGCAACCGGTTCCAGAGCCGCCGGGACGATCAGCTTGCGGCCACGCGCGAACACCTTCAGACCAGCCTGATCTTTGAAGTTCGTGCGGATCGCGATCATCGCGTTCAGCAGGGTAGACTCGTTAAGCTCGTTGGTGGTGTAGTTGGAGATCACACCGCCATCAATCGGGTGATCCGACGCCACCAGCGCCTTGCCGTCACCGCCGACCGCAGCATTGTACGTCGTGGCCGTGTTAAGCACGTTCGCGCCGTAAATTTCCTTGGTCTGCTGGAACGACTCCATAAGGCCGAGGTTGCTGGGCGCAAACTGGGTCTTGTAGAGGTTGTCGTCAATCGCCTTGCGGGTGATCGCGTAGCCGAGAGCAATTTCAGTATGCTCTTGGTTGTACACGTAACGCTCGCCAGCGTTGTTATCAAAAGCAGTCTGACCGCCTTCAGTCTTCAACTGAGCAAGGCCCAAGAAGCGCATTTCAGCGGTACGCTCAAGCGCCATCTTGGAGTCATGCTTGGTGAAGATTTTGTCGTACTGAGACGGAATCTGCTCGTACTTGCCTTCAATTCCACGGAGGCCGGGGAGGAGAAGGTCTTTAATAGCCGAAAGATTGACAGCCATTGGTCCTTACTCCTCTTAAATGCCAGTGGCGTTCTTGGTCGTGACGTTGTTGAACGCCACAATGATGCGGTTGTACGCACCAGCCTCAGTGCCAGCCGAACCCGGAGGATCGGTGACGAGGCCCACGACACGGAAGGGAAGGGTGGTCGTCACGGCAGCGGTCGTAACGTCAGCAAACGCGCCCGACAGGCCGTTGGCGGTGTTGCCAGTGCCAATGTCAAAGCCAATGTTCAGGTTGACGGTGGACTGCGTAGCGCCAGTAGCGCCAGTCTGCACAACAAATTTGGCGTTCGGGTCATTGATGATGTAGCCCTCAACCGTCTGGCTGGAAGCAACATCAGAACCGGGCCAATAGTTGGACCAGACAGTGCGCTTCTGCGACACCGAGAGGTACTTGCAGCCGACAAACACACCAGCAATGCCAGCAGCGGCAATCGTGCCGTCGCTGCGCACCACGAGGCCGTTGGCGTCGGGCTCTACGGGGTCGCCGTAGTAAATGGCAGAAGCGTTATAAGCGATTACAACCGGGACCTGCTCATAGGTCGGAGCGGAACCATTGCCGCTGTACTGGCTAAAACCGAAAGGCGCGTTCGTATTCGCCATGACGGTGCCTCCTTTTCAGGAAGTCCCATCATGCCACACCGGGGGCACTAGGAACCGGGAAAGTTAAGCCTCCCACGCCGGGGGGAGGAAGCTCCCATACAGGAGCCATGCCGTGAGAATACACCTTAACAACATAAAGTAAAGGGCCACCCGTAGATGGCCCTTTTGTCATATCATTCCTTGGGAACAGGAATGGGCTCGTAGCCTTTGTTGATCTTGGGCCTGACCTGTGCGTGGTCGCGGTGCCCAAGACCACCTTCCGGCGGGCCATTAAGCTGTTCTTCCTTGGCGCGGACCTGATTGCGCGCCTTCCGAAGCTCAAGAGACCGCATTTCTTCCGTGATGACCGTCGGGCGTTCCATAAGGATCATGCCCTTACGCTCAATGGTGGCATAAGAGCCGGTAGAGGGCATCTCTTCCGGGTGGCGGTTGGCAGGAACTTCTGTCCAACCCTTCTGCTTCAGTCCAAGAATGTGCGTATGGTCTTCCGCGCCAAGCGTGGACTTGCGCTTCCACTCATAAGTCCAGCCATCGGGAGCGTCAGGCAGCGCAAACTCGTCAATACCGCCTTCCATATCGCCCAAATGACCGCGAATTTCAGCGGCACGACGCGCAGCAGCCGCGCGAGGGTCTTCTTCACGCATCGGGGGCCTCATAGGCGGACGCTCCATCGTCTCCACCGGCTCTTCAGCCGCCAGATTACGGGTAGGAAGCACGGGTTTCTGCGAATTGGGGCGACGACCACGCGGGCGCGGGGCGTTTTCAGCGTTGTTGTCCATTTAATCCTCCTCAGTGAACGCGATTGCGCTCTTTAATCATCTGACGGGCGTATTCTTCCTCAGTAACACCGCTAATCCGTGCAGCTTCACGCTGTTCCGGCGTCAACTTGACCACGTGCGGCTTGTTTCCGCTGGACGTAGAGGGCTGACGTGACACGGGAGCCGCCGGAGGCGACTGACGGCGCTGCACAGGAGCCGCCGCAACAGACATGGCGGGCTCTGGAGGCGCTGTTTCACTCTTAGAAATGCCCAATCTGCCTTCCACAAACCGGAAATACTCGTCCGATTCGGGGATAATGCCGTGGTCAACGGCGTCTTCATGGGCCCGCGCCATAATACGGAAAGACCGGGGGTCCTTCAGATTGTCACGGTTGTTCTGCAACCACTGAGCAGACAGCGGCGTGACACGCTGGATAAGGTCATCCACCGGTGACACGTTAGACGGAGGCGGAGCCACAGGCCGAACCGGAGGTCGGTTCTGCATTTCCTGAAACCCATGCTCCAGTTGCAGCAACTTGGCAGAGTTGTTTGACATCATCTCTTGGTATTCAGCGGCCTTATCGTAGTCGCCAATAGACCAAGCCTCTTTGATGTTCGCCTTCAGGATTTCCTGATCGCGCTTAACCGTGTCAATCGCGTTTTTGACAAGGTGAAGATGGGTGTCTTCCACCTCTGTTGCCGCCTGATTCGCGCGGGCAGCAGCCTCACGAGCCCGCTTTTCCGCCTCTTCACGGGCCTGACGCTCTGCCTGAAGACGCCGGTTTAGCTCCTCAATGGCCGAATCAGGAGAGACAGCTACTTTTTCAGGTTCAGGAGCCGGAGCTTCCGGCTCATCTTCAGCTAGAAGCACAACCTCCGGCTCTGCTTCCACTTTTGGCTCATCACCAAGATCAAGGCTAATTTGGTTTTTATCGTCTGCCATAGGAAATCTCCTTACCAAGCAGCGTCAGGATGCGGAACGCGCCCTTGCACAAGAGCGTCATCAACAATTCGGCAAAGAACGCCGTTGACAGTGATGCTCCAAGCATCGCTAGGACGCACGATCAGCCAGTCGTGCATGTTGATTTCAACGTCTTGAAACCACTTCCCGGCGTCATCCTCAAAAGCAAGATTGCCTTTTTTAACCAAAAGGCCGACTTTGGACTGAAATTTGTCCTCTTCTCGGTTTTGGTCCGGCAAAAAGAACCCGCTTTTGGTCTTCTCCGGGCGCAAATAGACCGCGATCAAGAGTTTATTGTTGAACAATTCAATCCCTGACAGATCGCCAATCTCGCTAATCAACTTCTCCTTTGGATCAACCTCATGATCCATCACCATGTATGGCATGTTTAAGCCCCCTCTTCCTTACCGTTAACAATGGCTTGCGCCTCATCAACAAGCTCTAAAGCCTGCCGAAGTCCTCTGATTATTCCTACTTGGTGTTTGTATGTGGCAAAGTCAAAGTCTTCCATGACATGAATAGTTGTCAGAGACTCTTTAAGCCGCTCTATTTCTTGAGAAATAAGATCATCTAGCTTGCGCCTGAACAGCGCATGATTGGTCAACATATCGTCCCCCGTGACGATCCCCCTGTATGTAAGGTGGGACGGGAGATGGAGGGGGCCCAGTCTCCCGTCCCGATTCGCAACGTCTCGGGCCGCTGCGAATTAGTGTTTGCGCGACTGAATTTCCGTCTTTTCCAGTCGGCCAAGACCCGAGCCAGCGCCCGCGTCCATATCCTTGTAGGAGCGATAGACCTTGCCGCCAGCCTTGCGAGCCGACCGCTTGTTCTCCTGAATTTCAGTCTTCTGAAGACGGCCCTCACCCGAACCAGCGCCCGCAGTCATGTTCTTATAAGACGCGCGGCCACCACGCTTGCGCGCCATGGGCGGCATCTGAGGAGGCATCTGCGGCGGAGGAGCCGGAGGCGCGGCCATCGGCATCGGGGGCGGACCACCCTGCGGGCCACCCGGAACCGGAATCGGAAGACCCGGAGGCGGCGCACCCGGAGGAGGAGCCATCATGCCGTCGGGCTGATCACCCTTGCCAGCCGCAATGATGATGTTGATGTTGGTCTTGCCCTTAGCGCGACCGCCATCTTTGCGAGCCATACGGCCACCGGGAACAACGCCCGGAACCTTTTCGGGATAGCCCGCGCCAGAAAACACACCGCCGCCGCTCTCACGGTTCATGCGCTTCATGCCACCCTGAGACTTACCGGTGCGAGCTTCAGGCTTCACCATCTTCTTGATGAGGGCCTTGTCCATCGCCTCGTCAGGGTGCTTGGCCTTGCCGCCGTTCTTCAGGCCGGGCGTGACAGGGTTGCCTGCGAACTCCATGGCCTTGTCTTTCACCATGGACATGCGGGGATCGCCCATCATCGGGCCACCCATCATCTTTTTGGTGCGGCCACCGGACTTGCGGCCTTCCATAAACTTCTGCGCTTCAGCAGCAGACATCCCACGCATTTCAGGCTTGGTATCAAGGTCTTTCGGGCGCGCGGGCGGCAGCGGAGGGTTTTTGGGCAGCTTGCTCTCGGGCTCCGCCTTGGTCGCGGCAGGCGAGACAACCTTCTTGTTGCCCTCGTAAAGACCTCCGCCATGCTCTTTCTTGGCGCGACCACCCTTCTTCATGCCCCCAACGTGCTTGAGGCCCTCACGGTCCTCGTTGGCGTCCTTGACGTTGCGGTTGATCTTGGCATTGGCATAGGAGCGGGGCGTGACACCCAGATTGGACTTGGCCTTCTCGCCAGTCACCTTGCCACCAGACTTAAACGCGCGGCGCGAAATTGGGCGCAGACCCGTCTTTACGTCAGCGTTCAGAGCGTCCTTGGGCGGCTCGTAGCTGGAAGAATCAACCTTAGCGCCGGGCTCGCCAGCGGCGATCCTCTTCGCCTTGCTCTTCATGGCCTCGCGGGCCTTCTTGGCAACGTCGTACATGCTTGCTCCTAGCTAGGTTCTGGGGCGTCCCCCATGCTGCCGGGAAGGGGGCTTGGGCAGCGGCAAGCCTTTGCGGAAACTTAGCATAAGCGCCCTGTCAACAACAGAGCCGCCCTTGTTTTTGCCAAGGCCAATTTGCCTAGCGTACTCAGGGTCAAATTCTGCCCACCTAGAACGTAGGTTTTCTGGCAGAAGAATTAAGTAACTGACATTTCCTCTGTCTTCGACTGAATTGATATATGGGATATGGTCATATCCTTGTGATTTTAAGTATTTTTCGTAAGCCACTTTAGCATTTATAGAGTCTGGTTTTAGTTTATTTTTGTCTGCAAAGACAGTTACTTTTCGGCGCAGTTCAGCTTCAGAGAACGGCTCTCCATTACTTTTGACAAATGGTTTTTCCATGCGGGCAAGCAAAGGCATAATAGAGCCTGCCTGATTTTCATTAGCCAACCCACTTCCAAGCCCATAATCTTTACCAAAATATTTACGCAGACGGTCTTCAGCGGCTTGCAAGCTGCCAACATGCACCCCTAAAAGATCATGCCTTTGCGGGCCGCGATACATCCTAAATTCGTCAAAAGGCTCCGTCGCGCGCGTGGCGTGATAAACATCACTGGTAAAACCAAGTTCCCTTGCTCTTGCTAATCTTTCAGCTTCAGAAGCCGCCAGTTTAGCGCCTGTTGACCCCAGCGCCCCAGCCGGAGCCATTCCAAACCCGCCGCCCATGACGGTTCCGGCTAGTTCCGTAGCGCGCTGAATAGCTTCGTCGGATTTGGGGTCTAGGCGTCCCTGATAGGCGTCACCGGGCGCTGTCACGCCGCTCATGATGCCCTTTGCCATTCTGACAGGCCATGTCTGACCAAGAACCTCGCCAACATCCGCCATCTTCTCTCTGGTGTCCAACTGCTTGGCGTAGTTGACCAGATCATTCGCGGCGACGTTCTGCTCTTCCTGCGTGCGCGGGAACATGCCCTCCGGCGTGCCGCCATCCTGCATGACCTGACGCCCCACATGCGGAAGGTAATGGGTCGGATATTGGTCTTGCAGGAGGCGGGGCTTCTTCATGTCAGCGCTGCGTCAGGAGATGATGGATGATCTCCAAAGCCTTATGGATCGCCGCGTCTTTGCCCCCCGCGCCAGCGCCCGTGCGCCCGCCAGAGGCCCGGCCAACAAACTCTTCCTTGTTCTTTTCCAGCTCACGCATTGCCTTGTCTGCGCGAACAAAGTCAGCAGCACTACCCTCGTCGCCCCAATTCAGAACTGCGCGCTGCGGAGCCCCGCCAGCGGTCGGCCCCTGCGGACGCTCAACCACTCGTTGGCTGGTAGACTGGTAATCTTCACGTCCTGACGCAGCAGGCGCAGCAGCGGCCTGCGTGACACGACGAGCCAGCGGAACCGACTTGCGAACCGCAGCCGCATAAGCAGCCTGTCCGTCATCCGTGTAGCCGCCGGTAAGAGGCACCCCCGGAGTTTCGCTGCGCACGTCGTCGGAGAATGGCATCCCAGCAACGCCGCCAGACATTCCCTCGCTCTCATAGCCGGGCAGGTCACGGAACCGGTACTGAGCGTCCGACATCCCATAATCAACTGGCGCATTGCGACGGTTTATGGCACCAGCCGGGTCGCCTTCCGCACGCTGCGGCAGATAGTCAAGCAGGCTTGTGGGTGATTCGGCCAGCACCGCAGCGCCAGTAGCGCCCGCCGCGCCCGTGGTATTGAGGAGACGCTGCATACGAGGATCAGCCAGCAGGGCTCCCTGACCCGTCAAGGCCCCGCCAGACGGCGCGCCCGCAACAGCCGGAACACCAGCAGCAGGACCAGCCGCAGCCGGAACGCCCGCAGGAGCGCGAGCCGCCGGAGAGGTTGATCCGCGCAGAGCCACCGCGCTACCCGGAGGCGTCGTTACAGGACCGGCAGGCACCACGTCGCCAAACTTCGGCTTGCCAACAAGGCTGAAGCCGCGATTAGCGCCCTCCATGCTCTGCGTGCCACGCGCCGCACGAGCAATCTTCTCAGCGCGCTCCGTAGCCGCAGCGCCTCGCATTGCAGGAGCAGAACGCGCCCCCATTTGAGCCAAAGCCCGCAAGGCTAGAATGGCGGGAGGAATAATCGCAACCATCACATTAGCCCTTTCTGTTGCCGGTCAGCCTCGACTTCTTCAAGGGCCGGACGGACAAGCGGTTCAATAAGACCGACGTTTTCAGGATGCTGAAGAACGTCCTGCGCCAAGTCAATCAACTGCGTGCGCTCTTGGCTAAGACGGTTCTGGCGGTCGTTGTGCATCTCCGCCATCTTGTCTTCATCGCCCGCAAGGTCTTTCTGGGCCCGCAACATTTCCAACTGCGCACGCTGCTGGTCCATGCCAATCTTGGCGTCAATCTCTTTGGCGCGGGTTTGGCTATCCAGCATACGCGCTTCGGAGTTGCGCTTGTTGTTTTCCATTTCCGCCATGGCCTCCAGAAGCTCCGGCGGGGGCTTATCACGAGCAGAGGCCGGGGCCATAAACTGCTCGGGGTTATTCCAGCCAATGGCTTGCAGGGCGGCAACGTCCACCGCAATCGGGTCATAAAGAGACGGGCTGGCCTGCTGAAGCTGCTTCAGCGCCATGATCTTCATGAGGCGCTGCGACTGGCTCGCGGTATTGGGATCGGCCTGCGGGACAAGATCGCAATCATCCAACGCAGCCATAAACGTCTTCTCATCCCACGGGTAAGCGGGACGGCGGTTCTTCTGCCAGAAGCTCTCGGGATGCTCCTTGAACTCCCTCGCCAAAAGGGAGAACTCGTCAGCTTGCGCGGCATGAAGGCGCTTGTGAACCGAGTTAACCACCTTCTGCGCCTGCTCAATCATCGCGAGCGTGGTGCCGACCGGAGCATCCGGCTTGCCTTCCGTCACCATGACTTCAGACGTGCCACCCACGCGCATACCCGTGTCAGCCATCTGCGTGACAAGGTTCATGAGTGCGCCGGACGGCTCTTTGTACGGCAGCGGCATCACAGCTTGCGTGATAGGCATACCATTTGTTTTAACAGTTGCGCCTCCGCCCGGAGGAACGCGGAAGATATTTGTATTCTGGCGTGCGCCCGTGTCCGCCATAAGGAAGCCGGGAAAATTGTTATACATGCCAGCGTCAAGTAGCTCACGCCACGCAGCAGTGATAGCGTTAGTCGTGTTGCCCAGAATGTGAAGAAGGCCGATGTCATAGAAGCCCATCCCCGGAACAAACGTATATTTCACAAAGTTCTGACGGGCGGTAGGAAGCTCCTGATCGTCCTCATCGTAGTTGCGGACGATGCTCAGGATTTCTTTGGTAGATGCGTCAATCGTGATGCGGTAAGGAATCTCCAGCCCGGTTTCCTTACCCTTGTAGCGATGCTCAAATCCGCGAATGTCTAGCTCGCAATAGCACTCGTAGATTTCGCGGTCGCGATCATCCGGGTTGTAGCTGTCAGGACTGATACCCTGCTGGCTCATCTGCTCGCGCTGCACGCTATCAAGCTGCGGAGCTTTTGGCGTAGACAGATCAATGTCACGGTACACGCCCAAAATCTGCAACCGCTTCACAGTAGAAGGGCGCATGTACACGCGATGCGTGATGCGTTTGGCGTTGCGCAGATCGGTGGCGGAGTTGTTGACGATCAGATCGTCGGCATCCACGCTCTCTGACACGGGCCGGTTGCGCAGCGGGCAGAAGTAGACCTTCTTGAACGCCGAGCCACCGAAACCAAGCATGAGCAACATGCGGTCAGTGTCAGGGTAGTATTCCGTGGCGATGCTAGTCAGATAGTGATTAAGATCGCGCTGGAGCGCGTTAGCCATCTGATCTTGCTGCAACGTGGCGCGGGTAGAGTCATTCCTGATCTTCACCGGGCCATCGGTGGGAAGAAGCTCTGATCGCGCGTTGGCCTGAAATCGCAACACAGCTTCCAGCAGCAGAGGGTGTCGGACCTTTGACATGCCCTCAACCGGTGCGCCGTCAGCCGCGCCCGCCAGACCGGGGATTTCAATCTTCAAACCAAGGAGCTTGATGCCTTGCGCGCGGTCTTCAATCCACTCTTTGCGGCTATCCAAGTCGTCTTGGATGCCCTTCATGATGTCAGCGGAGATACGGGACAGTTCGGCAGCGTCAATGTCATCAACCAGATTGTCAAACCAGCCCTCGCCAGAACGCGAGCGGGCGGATTCAATCGGCCTGCCATCTAGTGACACGGAGATAGAGCCGTCGGCATGTTCAATCTTGAGGATATTGCCAGCGACATCCACTTCAGGGCGGTCTTCACCGCTGGCGTCGTCATACTCAATGATTACGTCGGTCTGCGCAGGCAGGGCTTCTTCTTCAGGGCCAGCCTGACGGATGTTCGGGACAAGACCGGGCGTAAGCGGCATGACTAATCCTCTTCAGAGCCAAGCTGCTCCATCTCTTCTACGAAGCGGCGTATGCCCTCTTGGGCCGCTAGTGTATCGGATTTTGCTTGGATTTCATAGTGACGCACGTAATCGTGCGGTTCCTTGCCCCAAACCTCCACCTTGAACTTGCCAAGGCTAAAAACAGAGGATGGGATGATGATGTCTACTACCGCTTGAGCAAGAACCCGGCTCATTTCTCACCTTAAACTATGCTGGATACAGTGGTTGCCACGTATTATTGCCTTGGAAGGTCATATTGGCTTCCGCTTCGGCTGACCATTCCGCGCCACGGACCAGAACTCCGGTGTCACGGAGGTGCCGCATCGCCATTGAGACAGTATCCACCAAGTCGTCGTGCTTTCCTTTGGGAAATTGGCCGACTTGGGCGATGACCATCTCCGCCCATTGCTTATTTGGCGCAAAAACTATGTTTTCGGCAAACAAATGTTGCACAGAATAGAGCCGGGCGACCTTATCTTGGCCTTTTGGGTCAAACAAATGCACGCCAAACCGCTCAAAACCGTACAAACGGCGGATTTCTTGAGCTACGGAGTGGCCTGCGGCCTTATTTTCAATGAGCAGGGTGTCAACCTTGAATTTCCGGCAGCTATCTGACACCCGTGACACAAGATCATGTAGCTCATAACGCCCCTGCCAAGCGTACATGAGCATGACTCTGGGGTGACTTTCGGCAAAAGCACGCTCGTCGCCACCTAAAACCTTGACGTTTTGGGCTACAACGTCACCAGAGAACACGCCCCAGATGGTTAGAGCGGACGGATCGTTCTCTGTTTTGGTGGTGTAGGCCGTGTCGAGGCAGGCGATGATGAGCTCCATGTTGGGGTAGATGCTGCTATCCCATGGCTGCCACCATTCTCGCTTGATAATGCCGCCGCCTTTTGGCTCGGGGCGCTGCTGAAGCTGTCCGGCAGCAGCCCAAGGTCCGAGCTGACGCTCCAAAATGGCGACTTCACCCTCGCCAAAACGTTCGGGCCAGAGGAGAGCGCCTTCACGGTCGTCTAGTTCCACCTGCGCTTCGGGGGAAATCGGTATCCGTTCACCGTCTTCGGTTACCTCTACGAGGGGCGTACCGTCATCAGCGAGGCCACGGGGGTCATGCCACCCGATGGAGGTATAGCTGTGGCGCTGCCATTCATATCTCATTGGCAGACAGAGGTGGGTCCATTCTCCTACGTCCTTGGAGAGGATATGTCCGGTCAGGTCTTCTTCCGAGAGCCTCTGCTGAATGACGATGAACGCGCCCGTTTTGGGGTCATTGAGGCGGGTTGAGAGGGCCGAGTCCCACCACTCAATCGTGGACATGATGGTTGCTTCGGAGAACGCTTCTTGGGCGGCGTTCGGATCGTCCACAACAATAATTGAGCCACCCTCACCGGTGAGCGCAGAACCAACTGACGTTGAAAGACGGGACCCGTTCTTGTCATTGTCAAACCTAGTCTTGGTGTTTTGGTCGCCGGTGAGCTTGAACCTGTCACCCCAGCGGGCCTGATACCACGGGCTTTCAATCAAGCGTCGGCATTTGACGCTATCGCGGAGAGAAAGCTGCTGGGCATATGAGGCGTGAAGGAACTGAACGCCCGGTCCAGACGTTGGGGTAAGCCACGGCTGCGCCCATACCCAAGCCGGAAACGCCACAGAAGTGAGCGAGGACTTGGAGCAGCGGGGCGGGATGTTGATGATAAGCCGCCTAATATCTCCGTCGGCCACGGCTTGCAGATGTTCAGCCACAGCTTGGATCGGCCAACCGTCGGTGAAGCCAACAGAGTCTATGTGCTGCCAGCCGCCCTTGAGGAACGTATAGAGATCGTCCTCACAGTCCGTAGCGTCTAGCTGAAGAAGCTGCTTGTCTATGTCAATCTTAGCGCCGTCAATTTCCAGAAACGCCACGGCTGCCCCCTGTCAATAATCTGACGCCACCCAGAGAAACCCAATCCCCGCCAGAAGGACGGCAGCTATGAATATAAGCTCAGGATTCGCCATTTGCTTGCTCCAACGCGGCTTCCAATTCCCTGATACGGGCGGCGAACTCCCACGCCTTTTCAGAAGCAACCTCTCGGCTGTGACGCTCTTCAGATAGCTCACGCTCCAAATCCTGTATCCGTAGCCGGGCTTCACGGAGCTTTGCCATAGACGCCAAATGGTTCTGATACAGCTTGCGGTTGCTTTCATTGGCTATATCGCCGCGCGTAGTCATATCACCCCCCTATATGCTATACTGGGAAAAAGGGGACCCAAAGGGACCCCCTCGCCAAAGGGACCCATCAGGGGGACCCGTCCGCCTTCTTCTTCCGGGCCATCCTCCCCGCCCGGACAGCAAGCGCCTTATCAAGAGCAAAACTCCGCTTCTCCGGCGATACGTTTTGCCCGCCCTTCTTGCCCGCCCTACTGGCAAGGGACCTGTCCTTGCTAAAGCTCCTACTCTCCGGCCTAACAGCCCTACCCCCCTTAGCCGCAATCAATCGCCGCTTCTCAGGGTCCATAGACGCAAAACCACGCCCACGGCCCTTACCACCACCCTTACCTGCATCACTCATAGCTGTACCCCCGTGAGGGACCCAGTATGCTATAGCTCGGTGAATAGTCAAGCCCGGTGGGGACCCAAGGTTGAATTTTGGGGGGATTTCAGGAGAG